AAGGTCATTATACTTATCCTATGGTGGCGCAATTTTCAACTGGAATATTGGCGCACTTTTCAATTAGTATCTACACTCCTATAGGCGCATTTTATGAAAATAACCTTTTTTTCTTTTATCTGTAAAGGCTAAATACATATATCTATGTTCTTTATCTTCATTATGCAAATATACAACTATCTGATTATAAAACAAGTAAATTTTCTAATTAATATGCGTTAAAACATAGAAAATTACCCAATAATCATCCATATACTGCAAAAATGTAAAAATGCAATGGTTGACTTGTTGTAAAATATCATTACAAATTAGTGGAAAATGAAGAAAATAAAAAATTTTTAGGTAAGGTGACTACGCCGATTTCCTTACAAAAATAGAGGGGTGGGGGTGGCTCTTTGTAGGGCGTTTGCAATGTATTTTGTTGTATAATAGTTATTTGAGGTTTACATTATATGTATAATATAAAGTTTATGTTTATTTACATTGTTATTACTCTAAAGTCCTGGAAATAAAGTAAAGGCTATCACAGCGTAGCCGAAGACACCCAATACCGTCAATAAATAAAATTAATATCACGTATGTATCATATAGATAATATCTATTAATCATTGTACTTCCTTAGCGTCCTATGCTTATTCGCGTTGTCTATATATACATCTTGTAATATAGATTAAATCTATTACGTCAGACACTCCGTCAAGAACCTGCATATATTTATATTATCTATATGTTTTATTGTTAATATAGATTATTTCTATTGTATTTAAGGTGTTTGTTATGTTTGCTATGGTATTATATATTTACATATTCTTGTGGTCGTATTTTATGTTATAAGTATTTGATATATAGCGTATTATGTTGTGTTTATTATATGTTTTATAATATGGTTATTTTATGAAAATATTTTGCGATATTCTTTGCTGTTTACTAAATAATTCGTATCTTTGTAATGTAAGAAAGAGATAGATATAAGGTTCTGGTTCTTACAGGCGTGTTATTAAGTGTTGGAATAAAAAAGAGAGCCTTAACACGGCAATGTTAAGACCCTCGTAGGTTGGGAATACTTAAAGAAGTACCCCCCCCAAGCGGAGGCAAAAGTACTTCTTTAATTTCTCACCTGCAAATATTCTTCCATTTATTTATATACTTGATACAAATACGTTTTTAGTCTTATTGTGTTAGGCTTCTGTTATCGTGTTGTATTGGTTTATGTGTACGCGCTATAATGTTGAATTATTAACAATTTAAACTATAGCATTATGAAAGCAATGAATTTCTACACCGCAAACGGTTGGGTTGGTTCGAACTATGACAGCAAGTTAAGTACAAAGGAAATCGCCGCAAAGGTCAGGGTTTTTGCAAAGAAGAATTTCCCGGGCTTTAAATTCTCTGTACGTTCTGAATGGAGCATGTACACGGATTCAATGTATATTGAGCTAAAAGAAGGCACTTGCATTCCTTTTGTTGAAGGTTCAAGAAGTGCAGAACGCGGCTATATGTCCACGATGTCTAGCGTGAAGGCATGGAAAGATGAGTTAACGCCGGAAATGTTCAAAGTGTTGGACGCTGTTACGACTTACGCAAGTTCTTTCCGTTACGATGATAGCGACGGTATGCAGGATTATTACGACACTAATTTTTATTTAAAGATAAAAGTGAGTGATGAATATAAGGTTGTAGAACCGAAAGCAAAGAAAAGCAGCGTTAAGGCTGAAAAGGTTGAGGAAGCCAAAGAAGTGGAAGCCGTGACGGTTGAAGGTCTGGAAATCGTGGACTATTCAGAAAAGGCGGTTGCTGTGTTTGGCGAGACTAAGGCAATCAAAGAGCAGTTAAAGGAACTAGGCGGACGCTTTAACCCTTCTTTAAATTATAACGGAGAAAAGCGTGCCGGCTGGATATTTAGCAAGAAGCAAGCGGACAAGGTGAAAGAGTTGATAACGCCTACAGAGTTGCCGGCGCTTCCTGAAGAAATATATATCCCGGAACTTGCGGAGGAAACGGGACCATTTGAAAATATCCATTTAATCGAAACGGACAACTTTAACGGCGTGCGCTATTATGATATTGAAGGTGCGGGAATCATGACCAGTGCGAAAGTACGTGCAGATATACAGCCGGGCGATGTTTTCAATGTATATACGGATGGAGAACGTAAGTTTCGCGTAACCTATGACGGTGTGAGCGTGAAAAGCAGCTTAAAAAAAGATTTACCCGGTATAATTGAGTTTAACGACAAAATAGAATCGGGCACGCTTAGTACCTCATCACATTGCACCCCGCTTGCGGAGGGTGTAGAATTTTACGAGAAGAAAGTAAAAGGAAAACGTTACACCGTAAAGGATAAGCCGTTAGCCCTTGGATATTACGGCGTATTAGACAATTTGGACAACTGTATAATAGAATGCTATCCGACTAAGAAAGAAGCCGATAAAGAGGCGGAAATGCTTAACACGCATATAGGCGAAAACGGACGGTTAAGAAGTATTATATAATTAAATAGGAGGATGTAATATGAAGGTTAACGATATTGTAAAAAATGAACGCGAATTGCTTAATACAAAAATATATAATCCGGAATTTGATAGTGTCAAAAGTATTCCGTGTACAATGGTGTTGCGGTTGATGGATACAGAGGAATACGGGTGCGACTATTGCGGGGCCTTGAATCTGGTTTTAGAACTGTTCCCGGAAATCGACCGGGCGGAGCTTGAAAAAGAGTTAGACCAGTTCGTATGAATGTATGTTAGGTATTATGTTGTTGTTATTCGGTGCCTTGTTGTTTATCAGCGGTACCGATATAGAGAGAATCAAGGAATTTATAAATGATGAATCAGATAAATTTTAAGGATATGGAAGCAAAACACACTTTTCAAATAGAATCAACCGTAATAGATGCCACAATTTCAGAAGTTGAGAAAGTAGTACCAATTTGGGCAAAGAATAAAGGCAAAAGCCTAACCGTATTAATTTACATGGGTAACAAGTGGCAATTATACAAGGTTTTTACGGCTTAATAGTTGCAATTATTCCGGCGTGGAGAACAACAAGCGGAGCGACACCGCCGCCGGGAACTGTTTACTAACTTAAAAACATACAGGTATTAACGAATTAAAATAAAACAATCATGCAAACAATTATAGTAACAGTAAACCAGCAGGGAGAAAAAACAGCCCTGCAAATAGATGACAAGGTAATAGCAACCATAGCAAAAGATAGTTTCAACAAAGGGCGTTATTGCGGCTCTTTCGGGGCTTTCGGTTGTTGCAATAACAAACGAATTTAATATAAGGAGGGAATAATATGTATTTAGGTTTTATTCTTTGGGCAATTGTTCTGGTAGTAATATTATGGAACATCAGCCCGGCGCTGGTTATTACATCTGTTTTAATAGGAATTGCCATGGCGATAGGAAAAACAAAAGATAATAAATCAGGTGAATAATATGGAGACTTTAAAGGAAGTGTTTTTGAAGAAATACCCGCAATACGGAAAGGTGTTGCGGGTGTATGAAGAGGTTAACGAAGTGGAATGTACATTCGACAGCATAACAAAACCGAGGTTGTACAACTTTGTTCAGGCTCTTAATGAAAGAGTAGCCACCAATAGCGCTAAAACCTATTGCGCTATGCTTAAATCAATTCTTAACCTGTACAGCGATATGTATTCTTTTCCAAAAGGTTTTGAGGCTATATTGACCTTAAAAAAGGACGCTACGCAAAGTACGTGGCTAACGGATGACGAGATAAAAACGTTATTGGCGTATAATCCGATTAATGAAACGGAACGCGCTGTAAAAAACTGCTTTTTGCTCGGTTGCCTTACAGGAGCCAGACATTCGGATTATATAGAATTTACAGAGGACAACATAGTAGACGGAAGACTGATATATGTTTCACGGAAAACCAAGATTAAAGCGGAGATACCAGCGGCCCCTGCTGTGCTCCGGATATTGAAAGAAAACCGGGAATACGGTATCAATGAACGAAAGGTTTCGGATGTAACCTTTAACGACACAATAAGAAGTATATGCCGGCGATGTGGGATAAACAAGCGTATAAAGCTGTACCAGGCGGGCGAATATATAACCGGTGAAAAGTGGGAATTTATTTCTTCGCATTCCGCCCGGAAGTCTTGCGCAACCAACTTATATTTAAGAGGTGCGGACTTGTATTCTATCAGCCGAATGTTAGGGCACTCCAGTGTAACGATGACCGAAACGTATATATGCTGCGGGCTGCGTGAATTATCAGATAAAATAATGGGATATTTCAACGGGTTTAAATAGATTTGCACCTGATTTTATATATACATAAATATTTTATGGCACAAGAAAGTAAATACGCATACGACGAAGATAGTGTAAAGTCTATTGTTCATTGGGCTTTAACGGCTCAACTGCCCACTCAAATAGAGTTAAGCGAATCGGAGAATATATTCGACGTAAAGAAATACATACAGGCGAATATACACGATATAAACCAGCATTTTCCTGACCCGTTTTATAACCCGTCAATTGACAGACTGTACAGATTAAAAGAGTTTATTGAAAGGCAAGAATAATGTTATAACCCAGTGGGTCTTTTCACTTGTTTTGGGTTGAATTTAACCCATTGGGTTGTTTGGGTTATAACTTGCTATCCATCTTTTCAAATTCTTCCTGCACGGACTTGTTTAGCACCTTCGCGTATATCTGGGTTGTCTTTATATCTGTATGTCCCATCATTTTGGCAAGGTTTTCGATTGATACGCCCATATTCAGAGCCATTACCGCAAAACTGTGTCTTGCCATGTGGGAATGAAGGCTTTGCTTTATCCTTGCAATTTCCTGAACGACTTTCAACCTTAAATTATATTGGTAATTGCTTATTATCGGTAGCTTGAAGTCGTATTTTCTCAATATTTCCATTGCGGGTTTTAGGAGCATAAGAAAGTATTCTTCTTCTGTTTTTATTCTAATATCTCTAATAAAAAATTTGCTTCCTTTCTTGATTACTCCGCAGAAATCGAATTTGGACAAATCTGCATAAGACAGACCGGTGAAGCATTGGAAGACGAATAAGTCTCTAACCTTACTAATGCTTTCTGATGTTATTTCTAAGTTCTGTATTTGCTTTATTTGGTCTATGGTAAGGTATTTTATTCCTTCGCTTTTTCCGCGGTCAAATTTGAGCCTATTATATGGGTTGTCTTTTAACAACTCATATTTAATAGCTTCGTTTATATATCTTTTCAAGCGTTTATGATAGCCATGAACGGTTGTCTGTTTATTATATTTCTTATGTAGGAAATCGTCATAATACATTATGTTGGCCGTTGTTATGTCGGAAAAATAAACGATTCTACCAAATTCTTCCAGAGAGTTAATTAATGTGGCATGGGTGTTTAAAGTTCCCTTTCTTAAATCTGTTCTTTCGCTTACCCGGCGCTTTATGAAGTCAAGAAAACTCTCTTTCTGCTGTGAATACTTTAGGAAATGCTCCAGCTTTTCAAAGTTAAAGGGCTCCTTATTCTTTATAAGGGAGTTGATAAATTCGTTTATATTCTGTATCTGCGCATCGAGTCTTTCGTTCAGGTCTATGGACTGAACTGTATTCTTGACTTTGTTTTTTTCACTCCATTGGTCGGAATATAGCCTAACGCCTGTACTAATCCATTTCCTTTTCCGTTCAAATAATATTTCTATCTGAACGGTTCCTTTTGTTGTCTTGCTTGCTGTGTGTTTCCGGTCAAACACAAATCTTACTGTTGGGTACTTCATAATTTAAAAGATTTGGTATCACACAAGGGTATCACATTTGTTGCACATTTTATGAAATACAATGAAATATAGTGAACTAAAATGAAACAAATATAGAACCGCGTTTGTTCGTATAAATCATTGATAATTACATAATATGCTGATAATAAGAAAAAAGGGGTTACATTTCTGTAATCCCTTGCTGTGATCCGCTTGGGGCTCGAACCCAAGACCCCAACATTAAAAGTGTTGTGCTCTACCTGCTGAGCTAGCGAATCAATCCTTATTGCTGTTAAGCGAGTGCAAAGATAGATACTTTTTTGAAAGTTGCAAAAGATTTTCGCTTTTTTTCTTATCTTTGTACCGAAATTTCGTGTGCAGGAGTCTCACACTTCATCTCGAACATTATATTTTATACTTTATATTTTATACTTAACTCACATGGCAACAGTAGACGATAAGAAAATTATCTTTTCTATGGTAGGGCTGAACAAGACCATTCAGCAGAACAATAAGCAGGTGTTGAAGAACATCTACCTCTCGTTCTTCTACGGAGCGAAAATCGGTATCATCGGTTTGAACGGTTCGGGTAAATCGACCTTGCTGAAGATTATCGCCGGCTTGGACAAATCCTATCAGGGCGAAGTGGTGTTCTCGCCCGGATATTCGGTAGGATATTTGGCTCAGGAGCCTTACCTCGATCCCGCGAAGACAGTGAAAGAAGTGGTGATGGAAGGCGTACAGCCCATTGTAGATGCGTTGGCAGAGTACGAGGAAATCAATCAGAAGTTCGGACTGCCCGAATACTACGAAGATCAGGACAAGATGGACAAGCTCTTCACCCGTCAGGCGGAGCTGCAGGACATCATCGACGCTACCGATGCCTGGAATCTCGACAGTAAGCTGGAGCGTGCGATGGATGCGCTTCGTTGTCCACCCGAAGACCAGTCGGTAGAACATCTCTCCGGTGGTGAACGTCGTCGTGTGGCGCTCTGTCGTCTGTTGCTTCAAAAGCCCGACATACTGCTCCTCGATGAGCCTACCAACCACCTTGATGCCGAATCCATCGACTGGCTGGAGCAGCACTTGCAGCAGTACGAAGGTACGGTAATTGCTGTAACTCACGACCGGTACTTCCTCGACCATGTGGCAGGCTGGATACTCGAACTCGATCGTGGCGAAGGTATTCCTTGGAAAGGCAACTACTCCAGCTGGCTCGAACAAAAGACCAAGCGCATGGAG